TGCTAAAAGTGCGGTGGTGGCCGTGTGGGGAAAACGGATGTGGGCACGGCTATCACCGCACTTTTTATTCTCACGGAGGGGAATATGTCCCACCAATTTGCTTTTTGGTCCAACTTTGAGGCCGACCGTCAGGGTTTCGACGTTTACCAGAACCAACGCGGCCATTATTTGGCCTGCACGTCGGCGTCCTCCGATCCCGATGTGCCGAAAGGCGCGTATTTCGTCGGCGTGGTTCAGGGCGACGTGATCGAACACGTCGATCCCCCGGAGGAGGGTTTCGGCCAGGAGGAGTTCTGCTGGCTGTCCGAGCGCTGGTGGGTGAACATCCCGCCCATGCGCCAGAAGCCGCCCAAGGTGGTGTTTTATAAGCAGAAAAAGGTCATCGAACTGGAGATATGATGAAACCGAAATACGTCGTGGTGTACGCCAACCCGATCAACGATCCCTACTGGCGTAACGTCCTGCTCATCGAGAAGCAGAAGCCGGCCTGGCAGAAGGGCTGTTTGAACCTTCCCGGCGGAAAAGTGGAGCCAGGCGAATCTATACTGGATGCCGCCCAGCGAGAACTCAAGGAGGAGGCGGGCCTGGAGCCGATTTGCGAATACGACCCGGCCATCGCCTATATCGACACCAAGCTGATGGGCAAGATCGACTGTAACGACTGCACCGTGTACTGCGTCAAGGAGGACGTGTACTACGGCCAGAAAATTCAGCCCCGCGACGGCGAGTGCGAGCAAATTGGCTGGTTTGATTGGACCACGGTGCAGGACGACAAGCGGCTCATGCCGAACCTCCGCATCATCATCCCGTTCATGATGGCCGACGTGCGGCGGTGGACGATCCGCGATAAAGGTCCAAGCCGTGGCCGGCAACGCCATCAGGTCGGGGTCAGGATAGGAATGAAGCAACCTTTTATGGAGGGCCATTATGAAGGAATTGAACGATAAACAGCAAGCAATTCTCGACACACTCATCGACCCTGACGTTCTCAAAAAGCCCCGTTACGCTTGGGATGACAACTTTCAGCGCCGCTTGCTGGGAATGCTCCTCACCGACCGCTTCTTCCTGCTCCAAAGCCAGAGCCTTGTCAAACCCGACTACTTTTCCAACGAGGTCCACGCCCTGGTTTGCCGCATTCTCTTCAAGCATTTCCAGAAATACCGCAACCTGCCCGAACGTTTCATCATGATGGAGGAGTTAAAGAACGAGGTTCGTGAGAAGGACGACGCGGTAAAGTTGTACTATATTTCCGAACTCAATTCGGTTTACGAGTTCTTTGTCCCCGGTTTGGCCACCCGCGACGTGTTGCTGGACAAGCTCACCGTTTTTGCCAAGGCCCAGGCCCTCAAGGTCGCCTTCGCCAACTCCCTGGAGGAAATCAAGAAGGCACCAGAAGAGGAGGGGACGTGGAGCAAGGTCTATGAGATGGTCCGTGAGGCCATGCTGGTGGACCGATCCTTTGAGGTCGGCCTGGAATATTTCCCCAAGATCGAGGAAATGTTCGAGCGCATGAAGGCCGACGAGGAGGGCAAGGAGCGATTTACCTCCGGCTTCGAGGACATCGACAACGCCATCGCCGGGGGCGGTGCCAAACGCGGCGAAGTTTACTCTTGGATCGGAATGCCGGGCGTCGGCAAATCCCTGGCCCTGGTGAAAGCTGCCGTCCAAAACGTCCTCAAGGGCCACAAGGTTCTTTACATCACCCTGGAGATGGATGAAGTCGGCATTGGCGAACGGTTCACGGCGCAGTTCGCGCTGAAACCCATTAACCACCTGTTCCAGCACAAGGACGATATTGTTGAACACGTCCACGACTGGATGAAGGCATACGACAACCCCAACCGTCTGATAATTCGCCAGTTCCCCGGCGGAAGCATGGACGTGAACATGATCCGTGCTTATTGTGCGCAACTTCAACTGTACGGGTTCAAGCCGGACCTGCTCATCATTGACTACATCGGGGAAATGCGGGACGCCCCCGGCAAGCCGACCTGGCAGAGCCGTTACGAAATATTGCGCGACCTGCGCGGCTTCGGCGTGGAGGAGAACCACTGCACTTTCACTTGCGTTCAGCCGAACAAGACCGCCGCCGAATTGACGATCACCGAATACATTGACGAGGGCAATATCGGGGCCAGCTTCGACCAGTACAAGCCCCTGGACGGGTTCTGGAGCATCAACCAGTTGACGGACGAGAAGAAGGCCGGGATCGGGCGTGGTTTCGTCATCAAGCACCGCCGGGGCAAGAGCCGCTTCCCATTCTGGATCGAGTTCAACTATGATATTCTGGATATGTTCCAGATCAAGGAACACAAGTGGCGTTGTAAATACCACGACATGATGGGCAAGACGGCGGAAGACGTGCCCATCGACCGCGTGAAACCGAAGTTCAAGGGCGGCGAGGGCGAAGAAACCCCAGCCTACGGAGAGGGGATGTAATGAGCAAGCTTACCGAAAAGCGTGAAATCAAGCTGGGCGACGAACTCGTGGTCATGGACCCAGGGGATTTGCGGTTCAACGACCGCAACCTTCACGAGTTTTTCGAGCGGGTGTCCGGGCGCATTGACTATATCGGTCGCGCCCTGGCCGACGCCGAAGCCCTTTACTTAATGCGGGAACGGGATGTAGAATCACTCTATGCCCAAAAATTCCGCTTCTGGAAGGAAGAGGGCAAGAGCGACAAGAGTGCGGAGATGTGGGCCAAAGGGGAACTGGAATACCAGCAGGCCAAGGCAATCTCCATTGCGGCTCGCAACAACAAGTCCTTGTTGCACAACCACTTGCAGGCACTCCACGCCGCCCGCGAGCAGGCCAACAACCGGGGTCACTTCATGCGGAAGGAGATGGAGAAGCTGAACATGGGGTTTTACTCGCACGACCTGGACGACAAGGTGGACGAGATCGTGAAGGACGCGGCAGCGTACCAGTCGGGGGAAAAACCATGATTTTTGTCATCCACTGTTCCCATTGCGGCGCAGAGGGTTCGTTTGAGTTGCAGTTGTCCTTCGAGTACGAAAACCGGATTTGCCCCACTTGCCACCATATTGGGGAGGCAAAGTGGGAATACTTTTTCTGCAACCTGGGCTGTTTTTTCGCCTGGCTCAAGGGGAATGAGGTCGAGGAGAAGGGCTTCCCCTGCCAGTCTTGCCGTGCCACCGGCTTCGCGTTTGGTTTTCAGCAGAACGGCGTTTGCAAGGTCTGCGGAGGAACGAAGCGGGTGAAGGAGCGGGTATTTTTGGACCACTCTAATGAGCGTGTTCCTTGCCCGTGGCCAAAAGCGAGCAGCCTGAAGGAGCCGAAGGCGTTCTTTACGGACCCGAAGCCCTCGACCATGATTTCTGACGCCAAGACCGATCTGGAGGCGGATTGGGAGAAAGATGTTCTGGAGCGCAACCTGTGCTGCACCACGCACTGTTGTACCAAGCACGGGTGCAAGTACGGGCTGGACGATTGCCCGGTCATGCTTGGTTTGTGCCCCACCAACCACTGCGAGCAGTGCGGTTTGGAGGAGGAGGGCTACTATGGCGAAGTTCTTCCTGACCACGGCCATTGACTACCCGAACAGCCGCCCCCACATCGGGACGGCCTTCGAGAAGATCGGTGCCGACGTGCAGGCCCGCTATCGTCGCTTCAAAGGCGACGATGTTTTCTTTTTGATGGGCAACGATGAGAACACCTGGAAGGTCGCTCAGCGTGCCCGCGATCTGGGCGAAGACCCCAAGGCGTACTGCGACCGCATGGCCGCAGAGTTCAAGACCGTCTGGGACGCCCTTGATATTTCCTACGACGAGTTCATTCAGACCACCGAGCAGCGTCACCGCGAAGGCGTCCAGCACTTCATCCAGGTCGTAAGGGAGTCCGGTTATATTGAGAAGCGCCGTTACTCCGGGCTGTATTGCGACGGCTGTGAAGCCTTCAAAACCCGGAAGGAAGTCGTCCAGGGCCGCTGTCCGAACCATCCCCAGCAGGAACTTCGCCGTACCGAGGAGGAGAACTACTTCTTCCTCTTGTCCAAGTTTCGTAACAAGCTCATTGACATGCTGGCCCCAAAGGCGATCCGGGGCGTGCAGTTGAAGATTGAGCCGGAGTCCCGTTACAACGAGGTCGTGAAGTTCGTGTCGTTTGAACTGGACGACCCGGACGGCGAGCCGTTGGACATATCTATCAGCCGCCGCAACGAGGGCTGGGGCATTCCCATCCCTTGGGATGAGAGCCAGGTGATTTACGTCTGGTTCGACGCCTTGCTGAACTACATGACCGGCTTGGGGGTGGAGCGATACCTGGATGAGTGGTGGCCCGCCGACGTTCATTTTATCGGTAAGGACATCATTAAGTTCCACTGTGCCCTCTGGCCTGCCATGATAATGGCTTATAACGAGGGTCAACGTGCCCGCCAACTCGATCTTCCCAAGAAGGTCTTCGCCCACGGCTTCATCAACATCGACGGCGAGAAGGCCAGCAAAAGCGGCAAGTTCCTCGACCCGATGGAGTTGGTCAAGGAGTTCGGTTGTGACGCCTACCGCTTCTATTTCCTGAGCCGCTGCGACTACGGCAGTGACGGGGAATATAGCTTCGATCATTTTGTCGAGGTTTATAACGCGGACCTGGCGAACAACCTGGGGAACCTGCTCAGCCGCACGATCAGCATGGCCATCCGCTACTTTGACGGCGAGTTATCCTTGACGGAGCAGCCGGAGGGCATCGTGCCGTTCGGGGCCAACGCCTACCGTGCTTACTGTGACAACCTGGAGAACTGCTTCTACCGCACGGTGCTGGAGGACATCTGGCGCGACCTGGCGGCGATGAACCGTTACATAGACGAGCAAAAGCCCTGGGCGCTCGTCAAGACCGACCGCGAGAAGGCGGCGGGGGTTATCGGCAACCTGATAAACGGTCTGCGGGCGGTGGCCATTCTGCTCAAGCCGTTGTTGCCGGGGACGGCGCGGAAGATATACGAGTCGTTCACCTTCCGCAAGCCGTGGGAGGAAGTGGACTTGGAATATTTCCGCCAACTGCTATACCAGCCGGAGGGCCGTCTGGATTATGATTTAGGGGTGACACGCGATATTCTGAACCAGGGTCGCCCCACCCCATTGTTCCAGCGGTATGAAAACCATAATCCACGTCAACCGGGCAAAACTAGCATCTAACCGCAAAAGCGGCCACCGCGAGCCGGTCATTACCGTCAAGACGTACAAGAGCAACCGCTACGCCAACGAGGTCGTGATTTACGACTCGCAAGGCGTAGCGGTTGCTCGCGTTGTTTATCGGCCCGACAAACCGTTGTCATGCGGTGCGCAGGTCTGGGTCGAGGCTTATCATCAAGTCGCCGTCCTATAATTCAGCAGGGAAGCAATATGGTTAATCCAGATGACTGCACCAAGTTCGGCCTCAGCAAACCCCGTCTTGAAGAGTTTCTGCTCTTCTCAATCCTGGTGGCTGGCAAGACCGCTCGGATCATTGCCCGCTCCCTGGACAATATTCTGAAAGAGACGCACGCGGAGGAAATAGACTTCCGCCCATTCGCGTCCCTTGCTCCGTACACCAAGGATGAGCTTCAGGAAATGCTCAAGCGCCACGGCGTCGGCTGTCACGGCCTGAAGGCCCAGGCGATATACGACGTGATTCGCCGCAATTTCGACTTGAAGACCGTGGAGGCGGAAGACCTGGAGCGGGTCTTCGGGATTGGGGCGAAGACGGCCCGCTTTTTTATTTTGCACACCCGCCCGAATGTCCGCGTGGCTTGCCTGGATACCCATATTTTGAAGTTCCTGCGCGACCTGGGCTACTCGACGCCCGTGACTACGCCGGGCAGCAAGAAACAATATCGCAAGGTGGAGCGGCTGTTTATCGCCCTGGCCGATAAAAGCGCGATGTCGATAGCTGACCTTGATTTGACCATCTGGCGGGCTTATTCTAAGAAGGCAGAGGAGCGTAAAAAGGTACTGCTCGATAAAATACGTCCCTTGACCGAAGGGGTGAAATATGATTGAGTCCGCCAGGGATATGCTGAACAACGCCGAGGCGGCGATGGAGGCCAAGAATTGGATCGAGGCCAACCATTGGATGGTCAATTTTCTGTGCGCCCGACTCAACAAATACTACCCGATTGCCGATCTGGACTCTCGATACGAGGCGCTGCGCGACCGCCTGGAGGCCGAGATGGACATGAGCGTGTGGCTGGACGCCGCCGAGGAGGCTTTGCGGGATAAGGACGCCTTTGCTGCTGAGGAAGCCCTGCTCACCTATTCGGAGAACACCGCTGGCGGGGGTCGCGTGACCCCAGAAATGAACACCCGCTACCACGACCTGAGCAATCGGCTCAGCGATATGATAGTGGAAGAAATATAACAAGGAGGGATTATGTTGACTGACGAAACGATCCAAAGGATGCGGACTGAGTATCAGGCGTTGGTGGAAAAAGGCCAACCAATCCTGGTGACCTTCTCGGATGAGGAGTACGCGGCATTGCTTGAGGTCGCCAAGGCCCGCAACGCTAAGGAGAAACGCTTTGGGGCGATGACCTACAATGGCAAACGTGGCTCGCTGGAGGCCCATATTATCGGCATCCTGCCCGAAGCCGCTGTCGCTAAGTATTTTGACCGCACCATCGACCCAACCATTTACGAGAACAGTGGCGATAGCGGCGTGGACCTGACGGACATTCCCGGCTACGGCAACGTGGGGGTGAAGGCCACCACTTACCGGCCCGCCTGGCTCCGCGTGGAGGTTGAACATTTCAGCGACGACGTGCAGACGTATGTGTGTTGCTACTACGACCCCGGCAAGCCCAAGGAGGTCTGGATTGAGGGTTACGCCACGCACGACGAGGTTGCCGCCGCGCCCCAGGGGCGTTGTATGAACGGCGGGCCGCTGAACTACCTCGTCAAGAAGGGGCTGCACCGCCTGGAGAAGAAATAATCTCGTACAAGGAATGGATGCCATGAAAGAGAAGTTTGTCAAGCACTACATGCGGATGGCGAAATTTGTTGGCGAGGACTGCAACTCCTGCTACTCCCGCAAGA